GCTACTAAAGGTACTAAAACTTCCAATAGGTTTGCATAATTTAAATTATGTCTAAATATGCTTCTGGGAAATTGGCGTTTGGATTCTGTGATAAAACGGGGTTTCGTTATCCGTTAAAAGATCTAAAATATGAATATCACGCTGGAGTAAAAACTGGTCTCAGAGTAGGTAAAGATGTATATGACGCAGATCAACCGCAAAATTTTTTAGGTCGGTACAAGATAAGTGACCCACAAGCGTTAGAAAATCCTAGACCTACTGGAGCTATTTCTGGTAGGGGGGTATATGGGTTTGATCCTGTGGGGGATGGCAATGTAGATTTTGAAGGGCCGTCTAGCACTAAGGTTAATATGATTGTAGGCACAGTTAGAGTTAAGATAGGGTAATTATGGATATTATAGATCAACCTTTACCACCGCCCCCATCAGCTACGGGGACTGCCCCTACTACGCCTACTTCCCCTGTTGTGCCGCCACAAGAACCTGTACAACCTCCTCAACAAACACAGTATCAACAGTACAACCCCTATAGCTTTTTTACTCAACAGTTTAGGTCTCCTTTTGGAGGTTATGGATTAGGTAGTTATGGTATGTCACCTATGGGTTATGGCGGTGGTTATGGCGGAAATTATGGTGGGGGTTATGGTATGTCGTCTATGGGGTATGGCGGGGGTTATGGTATGTCACCTATGGGGTACGGCGGAAGTTATGGATTAAATAGTTATGGTATGTCACCTATGGGGTATGGTGGGGGTTACGGGGGATATGGTGGTTTTGGCGGGCTTATGTCCTTATTTGGCGGGTATAGATAATGAATTACACAAATTTAGTACAAGCAATAAAAGATTATACGGAAAACACTGAAACTTCGTTTGTGACTCATATTGATGAGATTATTAAACAAGCTGAACAACGTATATATAATGAAGTACAAATACCTAATTTACGGAAAAATTCTACAGGTACTACTACCTCCAGCAATACTTATTTGCAAACCCCTTCTGATTTTTTAGCCCCGTATTCTTTAGCGGTTTTAAACAGTAGCAGTAATTATTCCTATCTTCTTAATAAAGATGTTAACTGGATACGGGAAGCGTATAACAATTCTTCTACCACTGGGCTCCCTAAATATTATGCTCTTTTTGATGATGATACTTTTATTTTAGCCCCAACTCCAGATGCTACCTATACTGTAGAATTACATTACTATTATTACCCAACGTCTATAGTTTCCGCTGCTACTACTTGGTTAGGGGATAATTATGAGCAAGTGTTGTTATATGGATGTCTATTGGAAGCATATACCTATATGAAAGGTGATGTCGATTTAATGACTCTGTATAAAAGCCGTTATGATGAAGGGATGAAACAATTAAAAATGCTTGGGGATGGTAAGGATAGGCGGGATACCTATAGATCTGGGCAAGTTAGATACGAGGTGGCTTAATGCTGGATTCTTCGTTTAACAGCCATGTAGGTAAAGTTTCTGTTGCTACTACTTCTTTTCGGGGTATGACTCCTGAAGAATTAGCGGATATGGCAATGGAAAAAATTTTATTTGTTGGGGATACATGCCCTCCGGTGATTAAAGACCAAGCCAGAGCCTTCCAAAAACAAGTGCGAGATATTATAATAATATATTTAAAACAAGCGGTTAAAAGCGACAGGACTACATTAATTAATGAACTAAATCAGGCTGGATTACATGATGCAGCGGCGGTTATTAGGAGACTTTAATGGCTATTACACAGGCAATATGTACTTCATTTAAAAAAGAATTATTAAATGGGGCGCATGATTTTGATTTATCATCAGGGGATACCTTTAAGTTAGCCTTATATACATCTTCTGCTTCTTTGGATGCAAGCACTACTGCATACTCCGCTACTAATGAAGCCACTGGGACTAATTACACGGCTGGAGGAGCTACACTAACAAAAGTAGACCCCGCTACTTCAGGAACTACAGCTTATGTAGATTTTGCGGATTTAGTTTTTTCCACAGTTACTATTACCGCTAGAGGCGCAATAATTTATAATACAACTCCTAATACTACTTCTTTGTCTTTAACAAATCCTACTGTACTTATATTGGATTTCGGTGCTGATAAGTCCGCTACTGCGGGGGATTTTACCATTCAGTTTCCTACAGCTAGTGCGACAGCAGCTATATTAAGGTTAGCATAGGGGTGAATAATTATGGCATTTGTTTTAGCGGATAGGGTAAGGGAGTCTACAACCACTACAGGTACAGGGGCAGTAACTTTAGCGGGGGCCGCAACAGGGTATCAAACTTTTTCTGATGGTATTGGGTCTACCAATACTACTTATTACGCTATAGCTCATCAAACTGCTAGTGAATGGGAAGTTGGTCTTGGTACTGTAGGTTCAGGTACATTAACTAGGACTACTGTTCTTAAATCTAGTAATTCCGATAGTGCTGTTGATTTTGCTTCTGGAACTAAAGACGTATTTGTTACCTACCCTGCTGAAAAAGCAGTAACTCTTACGGATACCCAGACGCTTACTAATAAAACCATTGACGCAAGCCAACTAACAGGCACGGTAGCTAATGCTAGGCTAGACGCACAGTTGCAGGATGTTGCAGGTTTAGGGGTAACAGACGGTAATTTTATTGTAGGGAATGGGTCTAATTTTGTAGCAGAAAGTGGTTCTACAGCTAGGACTTCTTTAGGTTTAGGATCATCTTCTACCCAAGACACAGGTATATCCAATAATAACGTACCTAAATTTACGTCTGGTGTAGCGGATGATGATTTTCTTAGGGTAGACGGCACAGCTATAGAAGGACGTAGTGCCAGTGAGGTTTTAAGTGATATAGGGGCTCAAGCTAGTGATGCTCAACTTACTGATATTGCTGGCCTTGCTGTTTCTGATGGTAATTTTATTGTAGGTGACGGGTCTAATTGGGTTGCGGAATCTGGAGCTACAGCTAGGACTTCTTTAGGTTTAGGATCAGCCGCCACTCAAGATACAGGTATATCTAATAATAACGTACCTAAATTTACGTCAGGAGCGGCGGATAACGACTTTCTTAGAATTGATGGTACGGCTATCGAGGGGCGTAGTGCTAGTGAGGTGCTTAGTGACATAGGCGCACAGGCAAGTGACGCTCAATTAACGGATATTGCAGGGTTAGCAGTTTCGGATGGCAACTTTATAGTAGGTGATGGGTCTAATTGGGTTGCAGAATCGGGGGCTACTGCAAGGACTTCTTTAGGTCTGGGGTCTGCTGCTACACAGGATACGGGTATATCTAATAATAATGTACCTAAATTTACGTCTGGTGTAGCAGATGATGACTTTTTAAGGGTAGCTGGAACCGCCATAGAGGGGAGGTCAGCTTCTGAAGTGCTTGGTGATATTGGCGGGCAGGGGGTATTGACTACTGATGGGGCTTCTCTTCCTTGGGGGGTTAATTCGGAAATAACACTCGCACATGTACATGATACAGGGCTTACGCTAACAAATACTATTGCGGATACCGACAATCGACCTGTCGTACTCAATCTTAAAAGTGAAGAGGATGCTATTGTAGCTGACGATGTTATTGGGAGTTTACGGTTTACTGGGGGAGATTCGGGCGGTACGGATGCTGTCCTTACCGCAGCTTCGGTTGATGCTGTAGCTACAGATACACATGCTTCAGACAATAACGCTACCAAATTAAGTTTTAAAACAGGGGCTTCTGAGGCCGCCACCGAGAAGATGACTATCAGTGCTGTGGGTGACGTTAATATGAAAAACACAGCTACGGGGGACGATACCCCAATGACCCTAACACTTCAGACCGGAGAAACAGATATTGCGGCTGACGATAAACTTGGGGTAATCAATTTTCAAGCTCCTGATGAAGGTACAGGTACAGATGCTGTCCTAGTTGCTGCTGGACTAGAAGCTGTTAGTGAAGGGGATTTTAGCAGTAGTAGCAATGCAACATCATTAATATTTAAAACCGGGTCAAGTGAAGCCGCTGCTGAAAAAGTTCGTATTTCCTCAGAAGGGAACCTGCTTGTTAACAACGCTGTCGAGGCTGGTCGGACACATATTATTGCCACAACCACAGCTAACGACGACGGTAAATGGACGCTAAAATTAGCCAATACATCAACCAACACGGACGGTACGGGGCCTTATGGCTTATTTGTGCATTATCCTAATGCCACGCCCGACAACAATAGCACTAACGACTTTTTCTTTGCTTCAGACGCTACTGCGGCAAGATTTATGATAATTTCAAGTGGTGATTTTTGGACAGCCGATGGTGGGTGGGTAGATTCAGATGAAACTTTGAAAGAGAACATTACGGATGCTACCGCTAAGTTAGCAGATGTAGAACGGTTAAGGGTGCGTAATTTTAACTGGAGGGAAAGTCATCACCCTTCAATGTCTGATAAAAAATTAATCGGATTTGTAGCACAAGAAATTGAGCAAGTATTTCCCGGATTAGTTCAATCACATGACATCAATCCGCAGGGGAAAGACGGCACAACAAACATGAAAAAGGGAGTAAAAGCATCGGCCCTCGTACCGATTTTAACCAAAGCAATTCAAGAACTTAGTGCGAAAGTAACTGCGTTAGAGGCACGGGTAGATACGCTGGAAGGGTAATGAATAATGTCGTGTTCAGCAGTTACCATGTTTTTTGAGATTTTATTTACGGTACTTGCGGGTATCGCATTAGTTTGTTTAGCAATAGCACTTATATACGCAATACATTTTACTCATATGGATAAATAAATGTTTGGAACTGCACAATATTCTTCGTCAGCATTTGCCGCAGTTGATCCTACATTTATGGGTGTTAGCGTATCTGGGTCAGCTAGTACGACTGGTATAAGTAGTGTTACTGTAACTGGAGCAGGAAATGTAACCCTTACAGGTAATAGGTTTGTTGCATCAATAGGGGAAGTATCCCTTAAAATAGATTTTGATGCTGCTGTAACAGGTATTTCAACTACAGTAAGTACTAATGATGTATTGATATGGCAAATTATAGGTGACGGGGAGTCTGCTAGTTGGAGTGGAATTAGTGAAGGGCCGTCTGGTGGATGGTCGGAAGTAAGTAACGGTTCGTCTGTCAGTTGGAGTGAAGTCAGTGCCGGGCCTTCTGGTGGATGGACTGAAGTAAGTGATGCGAGTACAATTTGGACAGAAATAGACCCATAAATTTATATATTTAGGAACTTAAATGGCTAGTACATATTCAGACAGATTACGGATAGAACTTATAGGATCAGGCGACCAGTCTGGTACATGGGGAACTACCACTAATACCAATCTTGGGACTCTTTTAGAAGAATCCATAGCGGGGGTTGCAGCGGTATCCATGACGGATGCTAATTACACTCTAACCGCTAATAACGGGTCTACAGATGAAGCCCGACAAATGATTGTTCAACTTAGCGGGTCTTTAACAGCAGATCGTAATGTTATATGTCCCACCAAAGAAAAGTTGTATGTAGTTAAAAATGGCACTAGTGGTAGTAAAGATATTGTGTTTAAGACCTCTACAGGTACAGGTGTTACTGTACAAAACGGTAATAAAATGCTGTTGTATTGTGATGGTACAAATGTAGTAGAAGGTCTTTCCGCTATAGGTAGCACCCTTATTGGGTCTAACGGAAGTGTCACTATGAAGGAAACTCAGACTAGTGACGATACCCCGATGACGTTGCTTCTGCAAACAGGTGAAACAGACATTGCTGCTGCTGATGTGTTAGGAAAAATTCAATTCCAAGCTCCTGATGAAGGTACAGGTACAGACGCAATATTGGTAGCGGCAGAGGTAGCGGCGATTTCGGAAGGGGATTTTAGTAGTTCTTCTAATGCTACGAAACTATCATTTAAAACGGGGGCTTCAGAAGCGGCCACTGAAAAAATGTCTATTAGCAGTGTTGGAAACGTCACTATGAAACAAACCGCTACAGGCGACGATACTCCAATAACACTGCTTCTGCAAACGGGCGAGACAGACATTGCCGCAGATGACGTACTTGGCAAAATACAATTTCAAGCTCCTGATGAAGGTACAGGTACAGATGCGATATTAGTAGCTGCAGAGGTAGCTGCAATTTCTGAAGGGGATTTCTCTAGCAGTAGTAATGCAACCTCGTTGGTATTTAAAACGGGAGCGTCTGAAGCTGCAGCGGAAAAAGCCCGGATAAAGTCCGATGGAACCTTCCTTGTAAACAGTTCCGGTGAAAGCGGTAGGGTACATATTTTAAGCACTACCACTGCTAATGATGATGGGAAATGGGCTGTAAAAGTTATTAACACTTCTACTAATACCGATTCTACTGGCCCCTATGGGCTATGGGTCAATTACCCTAATGCTTCTCCTGATAACAACTCAACAAACGACTTTTTCTTTGCAAGTGACTCTACGGCGGCTAGATTCATAGTTGCTCCATCTGGGGATATTTGGACATCCGATGGGGGTTGGATTGATAGTGATAGAAATCTTAAAGAAAATATCATTGATGCTTCAGGTAAGTTAGCTGATGTTTTGAAGTTAAAAGTGCGAAATTTCAATTGGAAGGCATCACATCACCCTTCTTATTCCGATAGAAAACTAATTGGTTTTATCGCACAGGAAGTAGAAGAGGTGTTTCCGGGGCTTGTTGACGAACATAATATTAATCCTGACCGTAATAGTGAGGAGCCTAATATGACTAAAGGCATTAAAACAACTGCCTTGGTTCCTATACTTACTAAAGCATTGCAAGAATTAAGTGAGCAAGTTACAGAATTAAAAATTGAAAATGCTGCTATGGTTAACCGCATAGACGCTTTGGAGTCAGGGGGAAATTAATGAGATTACAGGATATAAAAGCTACAGAAACATACCCTACTTATGATTTAAACATATGGGCTAAAAAACCAGAAGCCCGTGCTAGATTAGTAGAATGTGTAGTTTGTCCTGAATACATACCAGATTTAGGTATATGTAATAAAGGTAACTATTTAGCATCAATACGAGTTAGGTTAGGTATAGCCGAATGTCCGATTGGAAAATGGAGTAGTACTGACAACAGACAAATAGATGAATACTATTTATAAATATCCTCTTGTCGAAGTTACTTGGGATGACGCAGAGTCTGATGACGGGTGGGATGAACCCCCTGCCAAATTAGAACCTGCAATAGTAACTACGGTAGGGTTTTTAATTAAAGAGACAGATGCACATATATTAATAGCAAGTACGTATGACGGAAACCATACTAACGCTAGGATACAAATACCTAAATCAATCATTGTGAAACAGAAAATTATTGCAACTACTAAGAAAAAACGACGAAAGGCTAGACGGCTTAATAAGCCACCAGATGAAGGGATATTCTAAGTGATAGATCCGATTACCGCTTTTGCTGCTGCCCAAGGTGCTGTAAAAGGAATAAAAGCCGCTATAAAACTTGGGAAAGATGTAGGCGAAATCGGAGGACAGTTACAATCGTTTTTTGAAAATAAAGACATAGTAACTAAAGCTGCTGATAAAGATAAAAAAGCAGCTAAAAAGAAGAACATTGAACAACAAGCCCTAGCTAACGTAATGAAGGCTAGGCAGTTACGAGAAGCAGAAGCACAACTTAAAGAGACTCTTTACTGGTCGGGAAATGCCGATTTATACCATGAGATTTTAGATGAACGAGCAAAACTAACCAGAGAAAGAAAATTAGCTGAAGCAAGAGCAATAGCTAAAAGGAAATTGCTTATAGATAAAATAGCTACGGGTATAGGAATTGTGTTTATTTTAGGTGTAGGTTTTGGAAGTGTTTGGTATATAGGAAATAAAATTTACGAAATGGGTGTTGCAGCGGGGAGGTGGTAATTATGAAAACAATAGTGCATGTAAACCAGCATATTATTAAGCAGAATCAGAAAACAGGAGAACGTAATCCAGTGTTAACAATAAAGACATATAAAACTAATGTTTATGCCCATGAAGTGGTTCTTAAAGGGGATAGTAAAGTGGTATATTCTCCTGATAAACCTTTAAGTTGCGGGGCTAGGGTCTGGATTGAAACGCAATCTCCCGTAGATATTATTAGTTAATGACCAGCCCTTTTGTTGTAGGAGTTGATGAATTGGTAGGCAAACGATTGGAACCGGAAAGTAGATACGCAATCCATGACCTTGATGGGGATGGTGTTGTTAGTGATGAGGAGCTTCGTAGAGAAGAACGTATGATGCGTATGGAAAACGCCGATCAGATGGCTGACCAGCAGCGAAAAATGTGTTGGGTTTCTCTCATTGCGGTGATTATTAGCGTTTTTGTCGTAATGACTCCTTTAGTAAACGTAGAAAAGCTACCTTTGCTAACACCATTTCTGACTACTTTTTGTGTAAGTAACATGGGCATTATTGGGGCATTTATGGCGACATCGGTTTGGAAAAGAAATGGTAATAGCGATGGGAAGTAATTGGTACGCATATATGGATGAATTTGGAATTTGGAGAGCAACAAACGACTCTTGGACAATCCCAAATAATACACGGGTGCGTAATAACTTTAAGTCGGAAGAAGAAGCTAAACAGTGGATAAGTAGGGAGAAAAAAGATGTGGACTAGTTTGTTAGGGCCGGTAGCTAATATTGTAGGTTCGTTTGTTGAATCTAGGGTTGAAAAGCAAAAAGGTAAAACGAAAGTCGCTGTGGCTAAAGCGGAGGCCGAGGCGGAAGTGTATAAACAAACAGCTTTGCAAGAAGGCAACTGGGATAAGATTATGG